TCCATTATGCTACAACTCTTGTTAATCTATAAGCTTCTTTTAATTCACATGACTGAGGGCCCTGTCCGCTGTTGGTAAAATAATAATCTCTAGTATCACCAGAAGATTGTAGTGTAGTTGCTGTAGTACCATCACTAACCTTAGTCAATCCATTTACTCTCCACATTGTCCACTCGACATTATTAGTTCCACCACTTGCATTTTGTAATGTTGTTGAAGATGAACCATCCCACTTGTTAATAAGTCTTACGTTGTTGGATGAATTGTTAAGGAATGAATAATAAACAAATCCAGGCGGATTGCTCTGAGTACTTCCAGCACCTGGCTGACCCATAAATGGTGACCCTGCTAAATCAAAAACCTTTATTCCAGACCATCCCCAAAAATATCCAGGCACCCATCTAATTAAAAAATCTCCATGACCAGATGAACCTTTAACTCTTGCGATTGCCGATGGCCCATTGTTGCCATTATTTGCAGATATCTTTGTACCATAGTTTGTAATAAAGGTGTGTCCTGTGTTTCCACTTTGAGTATACTCAATGTTTTGCCAAAAAGGCTCTAATTGTACATCAATGGGGTTAGCTTTAGTATTTGTTATAACGTGTTCAGCAAGCTTATCTGTAGTTACACCAGAAGTAAATTGTGTTGGTTTTGTGCCACTGATAGTTGCAGTAGAACTCATTTCAAAAGTTGTACTATTTGTGATGGATGCAATCTTTAAACCTTTTGTTGGAATAATATCTGAGCCCGAAACATTACGTGCTTTCCAAGACATTTTGATATTCATACCCACCACAAGACTTGATGTGGATGATACAGTAACAGTAGCGTCACCACTAGTATATGTAGCATCCAAAAGAACTTCTGTTGCGTCTGCAATAGATTCTGTTGTGATGGCATTTGCTTCAACCATTTCTTGTATTTTACTTAATGACATCTAATTACTCCGAAGGTTTCGTTGGAAGAGTTATCTTAGACCAATCTAAGTAACCTTGTTTTGTTTTTTTAGCATCAGAATATTGTTTAGGTAAGTCACGAAGTGCTTGACGATATGTCTTCCAATCTGCAAAGTTTGAAACCGAACCACCCTCTTCTCTTTCTTTGATTACAACCCAATCTGTTTCAGTGAGTAATTTATCTCTTTCAAATCTCAATTCATTAAGTGCATACGCATCTATTCGTGCTTGTACATCTTTATCTATACTCATATTATTTCACTCCCCACAAATGCGATAACACTCTAAAATTACCATTTCCAGTATATGCACCAGAATCAGCACCATCCATGTTTAAATAAATTTTTTGAGTTGGGTTGGCGTTGGATGTTCCTCGTACAGAACCTTGTGCATGAGATGTTTGGACACCAGAATATACCCATTGTACTTCATAAATTATACCATGATGGTCAACTGCAGCAGTTGGCATTCCAGAAGTTGTTGGTGCATTTGTAATAACTTGTTTGACCATATTGAAATGGCCTGTAGGCATCCTAAATGCAGTTCTTACATAAGTTCCATCACCTTGAAATGGAATATTATTATTACCTTGTGAACCTTGTCCTTGCAGTTGTCCTTGGAAAGTTTTTACAGCATTATTTGAACCGTGATATGAAAAGAATACATGAGCATTTCCATTTGTGTTGTTTAACAGATATGAGTGTACTAAAAATTGTTTGTATGTTGCTAAGTTGGTAGTACCGATATCATGGATTAGTACGTCACTATTATAATTAACATCACTAGCAGTGGCGTCATAAGTGTCCAATAAATTAAAACCATTTAGTGTTGTAGTTGCTCCAGTAAATGCACTTGTTCCAGAAACATTTAATGCACCAGAATGTGTTGTTGTACCAGATAATGTTACACCACCAGAAAATGTATGAGCACCAGAAATAGTATCTGCAAGTTTTGTTGTCGTAACAGCATCATTAGCAATCTTTGCAGTACTAATTGCATTGTCAGCAGGAACGACTGAGTTCTCTTCTACACCTTTGAATATGACATAGAAGTTAATTCCGTTTGCTGGTGCAGCAGACATTGTAAGAGTTGTTCCATTAACGGTATAAGCATCAGTAGGTTCTTGGCGAACATTACCTACGAATACTTCAATATCGTTTGCAGAAGCAACTGCACTACTTAATGTGAATGCTGTTGTACTACCGTTTGCAGTAAAATCTTGTTTAGTTCTTGTAGAAAAACTAGCATTTGGTGTACTTCCAAGATATGGCATAGTTTACTCCCTTATGCTTTTTCCATTAGACCCATTACTACATCAATAGCAGAACCAGTTCCTGCTTTGACTTTGAGGATGTCTCCTGCCTCTAAAATATATTTTTGTCCAGCGAGTGTTTCCAATGTAGTATTCGCTGGGATACTTACATTTTCTAAAAGTTGAAAGTTAGCAGTTGCAGAAGTATCTGTGAACTGAACTTGTACTGTTACAGCACCAGTTGTCTTGTTTGCAATTGCAAGTCCAAGAACAACAGTCTGCGTACCAGAAGGACAAGTATACAAAGTTGCATATGAACTATTGGATACGTTTGCTGTTGCTGCATTTTTGAATGTGTTCGCCATGTTTTTTTCCTATTTATCCTAAAGCAATTGCCAGTGCTGTTGCGTCATCTTCTGGATCAAAGTCTAGTTTTGCTTTACTAATCGCTCCATTCGCAACAGTATTTAGTGTGTTAACACCGTTTAATTGTATTACTTGAATGTTATTTGTTCCACTTGCTGGAGCAGATGTAAAGGTTAATGTAGAACCAGAAACCGTGTATGCATATGAAGAACCATGTCTTTGATATACATTATCAACGAACACCATGAAGTTCTCTGCTGTATTAGAGGCAGGGACTTCTGTTAGTGTAAATGCAGTTGTTGAACCATTACCGTTAAACTCATCAATGTGAGTATTTGAATTCGTTGCAGCTGCAGTAAGTAATTGTCTACCCATGTAAACAATTGAACCTCTGTCTGCGTTGTCTGGTGCTTCAGAAAAGTTAATATATGATACACCACTTGTCGTAGAAGTAGAATATGAATACTCTGGTTCTTGAACGATACCACCTAACACCACCAACAACTGAGTTGGGGATGCAACTGTATGGTCAAGTGCATACTGTGTGGTAGAACCATCACCAGTAATAACCTGTCTTTCAAATACACCGTAGGACGGTTCTGCTCCAATATATGCCATT